CTCGCGGCCGGCGCGTTTGCCGGTGTTGGTCACCGTCACTTCGGCGTGCAGCGTGCCGTCCTTCGCCAGCCGCGTCTCGGCGAGGCGCAGGTCGTGTAACCCGCAGGAACAGATGGCATTGGCAGGATTGGGCGGGATCTGACGGGACGAGGCGGGATCGAGGGCGGAAAACTGCGCTCAAACACACTGCGCCGGCTCCTCCTTCGAGAAACCGGCGCGCAAGAACGAATGGCATCGTACTCGCCGAAACTCAGGAATCGGCGGTCGTCCCGGAAGACTTCGGCTTGTGCCGCTTGATCGGGCCGACAGGCGTAGACTTGCGCATCATGACGGCATGAACCGGGTTGGGCTTGTGGTCCTGAGTCGCACCGGTCGCCGCATCCGTGCCCATGCCGACGACACCGCCAATCAGCACGTTGCCGGCGAAGCCCGCCGCACCATTGCCGGCGAGTTCGGTGACCACCTTGATCTCCTGGTCCTCATATCCCGCGAGAGTGAAGCTCGCGACGAACTCGCTCTTGCGGGAAATATCGAATGTGCAGGGCGTCGCGGCGCAACGAAGGCCGGTCGAGGTCTGCACGGTGGCGCCGGCGGGTTCGGAGGTGAACGAAACCTGCTCGGTCATACCTCTGGTGACGGTTGCGCAGCCTGCCAACGAGAGCGCAACGCACGAAACGACGACGAAACCGGCCTTCATGTAAACAACTCCATTGGAACAATAGGTTACTATGTCACCGGCGTGCCGCCGACGAGGCATGATAGCATCCCGAAATTGAGACCGTCGAGGCATTGCACGTAATGTAGGATTGCGGCGCCGACCAGCCTCAAGCCTCGCGTTTGACGTTCGCGGGATCGGCGGCGGCGGCCCGAATCGCCTTGCGCACGCGGGCGGCGATGACCTCGAGAAACCCCGGCCATTCTTCGCGATCGGCGGCGAGGCCGACGATTTCCGCGTATCTCTCGGCGGCGAGCCGCCCCAGATCGATGTCGGCGAGGCGCACGCCCTCCTCGCGATGAACCTTCGCGATCCGATCGACGATGCGCCCGAACAGCTCGGGATCGGGACCGGCCGAATAGGACGCCTGGTCTTCCGCGAACCCCGGCCCGGCGGCCGGCGGCGGCGCCTCGGAAGCTGCAGGAAACTGCGGGCCTTCTCCTGTGATAAGCCACTGAAGAGTCACACCGTTTCTACCTGCAATCTGAGCTGCCTTATCGGCACCTGGGATACTTCCTTTCAGGTATTGCCGCATCGACGAATCGGGAATGCCGCACTTCCGAGCGAATGCGGCGGGCCCTTCCTCCCCCATCAGCTCATGCAGCCGACCCGTGATCCCGTCAGCCGTCATATTATGCGAACTCCCAACTCACTTGTGAGTTTGCGGAGACGTAATTGCGCGACAAAAACCCAATTTATATCATGAGTTTATCCGAAATTTCCGCAATAACGTCGTCCTGCTGAACTCCCAACTGCCGAAATCACATAATTGCGCTGGACAGAAGCACTCAATTACGCGACATTCGACGCACCAACCGTTGCACAACACCCCAACGGAGTCGGTCTGCCAGGACCCCCTCCGAAAGGAACGAAGACGATGCAGAAGTGGGATCGCCACTCCATCCGCGCGGAGCTCAACCGGAGAGGTCACACCCTCACCGGTCTCGCCCTCGACGCCGGGCTCTACGAGAGCGCCTGCCGGCAGGCCCTGGACGGGCGCAGCCTCGCGGGTGCTCAGGTCATCGCCAAGGCGCTCGGCACGACCGTCCAGGAGCTCTGGCCGGACCGCTATCTCAAGCGTCCCCGGCACCCTGCCACGCCGGCGGCCCCCTCGGCGAGTCCGAAATGCGCCCCGCGCGCGGACACCGAGGCCGCCGCATGAGCCCGTCTTCGACCGCGCTCGCCTCGATCTCAGACATTCCGCAAGGGGAGGTTCCGATGTCGACCGCTCTGAAGCCCGTCCGCGACTGCGGACCCGAATTCGGGCGGCGTTACGAGCGCGGCCTGAGGGCGGATCTGCGCACCGCCGACCGCGAGGCGGTCCGGCATTTCTCCGCCCGCATGATCGAGATCGGTCGTGACTGCGACCGGTTCGACCGCGCGAACGCGATCCAGGCCGAGTGCGACCGGCTGCTCGCGTTGTCCCCACTTCCCGAATCGGAGGACATCATGGCCCTCGATGTTCCGATCGCTCCGGCGATCCGACCCCATTTCGCGCCGCATCCCCTGCACGAGGCCGAACCGGCCCGGGCGGCGCGTCCGGCGGCGAGCGTGCGCCCCGCGCTCGCCGTCTTCCTTCGCAAGGCCATGTGCGCCGGCCGTCGGTGGGTCTCCACCGTCGCCACGAGCGCGCGCGGCCGGATGACCGCCGCCTCGGGCGTCGCGGTCGACCTGATCGCCGGCGCGGCGATGGGGGCGTTCGTCCTGGCACTCCTGATCTGGAGCGCGGTGCTCACGGGGAGGCTGTGATGAAGACGAACCCCGTCAATCCGCTCCGTCTCGCGATCGGCCGCCTGCTGTGGTGGTTCGTCGGTCCGGCTCACCGAGAGGCTGATCAGATCGCCTGGGACAACAGCGTGAACGGTCGCATCGCACGCCGGCGGGAGGAGGATTTCAAGGCGGAATCGGAGCGCCTTCGTCGAACTTCTTCCGAAGCGACGGCGTCCCGAGGATAGAGAGCGCCTGCGCCCGGAAGTCGTGGGCGAACTCGTCCAGCTCTTCGCACTCTCCTCCACCGAAGAGACGTCTGATCTCCGGATCGACCGTCTCGGAGACCTTCTCGATGATCCCCGGTTCCACGGTTTCGAGGGTTCGGAGAACGAGGGACAGGATGTGCGAGATCGCCATGACCTTGGTGTCCAGCAGCACGATCCGTGGATGGGGAGCCTCCGGCATTTCCATTCCTCCGACTCGGTTGGTTGCACTCAAAGTCTGAGGACACGCGCCACCTGCGGCAAGTGGTGGGGTGGGAGCCTCCCTTCCTCCCTGAACCTCCCCCGGGCGACCGCTCGACGCGCGCCCGGGGGCTTTTCGAACTCCCTTCGAACGGGTCTCCCATGACCATTCAGACCATCGACATTTCCCGGATCGACCGCAGCGGACGGTTGCGCCCGATCAATCACGCCTGGGCCGAGACGATGGCCGAAGCGCTGCGCGCCGGCGAAGAGCTGCCGCCGATCGAGGTGGTCGAGCGCGGTACCGGCTATCGGCTGATCGCCGGCGGACACCGTACCGAAGCGCATCTCCTCGCGGAGCGGTCGACGATCGAGGCGGTGGTGCGCACGGCGGCCGAATTCGCCGACGAGGCGGCGATCCGCCTGCGCGAGATCCGCGAGAACATGATCCGCTTCGAACTCACGGCGCTCGACCGAGCGGTGAACTTGGCGACCTGGAAGGAGATCCACGAAGCGGCCTACGAGCCGCCGAAGCGTGGCCGCCGGGCGAAGAAACTCGACCCGGAGAAATTGGCGCAGGATTCTGCGGCATTTTCGATGAGCTTCTCGAAGGCCGCCGCCGAAGCCCTGCGGATCTCCAAACGCTCGATCCAGGTGTCGGTCCAGATCGCCGCCGGTCTCGATCTCGAGATCCGCGAACGGATCGCCGCCGCGCCCATCGCCGACGTCACGTCGGAGCTGCTGCAGCTCGCCCAACAGGATCCGGAGCGTCAGGCGAAGATCGTCGGACTGCTCCTCGCCGATCCGCCGACGGCCGGCACGGTCGCCGAGGCGATCGCCGTGCTCGATCGGATCCCTGCGCCGGTGCGGTTCGCCGGCTGGGAGAAGGTCTCGGATCGCTTCGGGAAGCTCGCGGAAGCCGACCAGGATCGATTCTTCGCGGCGCATGCCGACGCGATCGACCGCTGGCTCATGACGCGCGGGAGCCGCAAAGCCGCATGACGCGCCGCGACCGCTCCACGCTCGACCTCTTCCAGGACTTCGAACCGAAGCCGGTGGTGCCGCGCTTCGCCGAGGACGAGGTGAAGGCGTGGACACGCGGTCGCCGGCTCAAGAAGGCACTCGCCCGCACCTTGTCGGAGACGACCGAGGGGCGGGTGGAGACGGCGCGGGCGATGACCGAATGGCTCGGCGAGCCGATCTCCAAGGCGATGCTCGACGCCTATGCGGCGCAGGAGAAGGCGAACGAGATCAGCGCGCTGCGCCTCGTCGCCCTCGTCGCGGTCACCGGTGACGCGCGGGCGCTGAACCTGCTGCTCGCCGAGGTCGGGCTGATCGCCATCGACGCGAAGTACGAGGCGCTGCTCAGGCGCGAGAAAGCGCGCGAGCTGAAGGAACGGCTCGAACAGGAAGAGAAGGCCGCGGACGCGGAGTGGAGGGCGAGACGGTGAAAGACTGGCTGACCGCGCGCGAACTCGCCGCCGAAGCGCTGCCGGATCTCCCGGCAAGCGAATACGGCATGAAGCTCTACGCCGCCCGCGAAGGCTGGAACGACTGCATTCCGTGGTGCCGCGAGCGCAAGGGGCGCGGCGGCGGCCTCGAATACCACGTCAATCTGCTGCCGACGCTCGCCAAGCTGGAATACTCGCGCCGTCACCTGCGGATCGAAGCGGCGCCGGTCGTGGCGGCGCCCGATCTGGCGCTCGGCGACGGTCTCACCGATCGGGCGGCGCGGGAGCGAGACGCGCGACTGGCCATCGTCGCGGCATTCGAGGTGTTCTCGCGGGCGAACCCGCTCTCGGATGCCTCGCGGGCGCAGATCTTCGTCGATCGCTACAACATGGGCACGCAGGCGGTCGACGGCTGGATCAAGGAGATGATCCCGCGCCTGTCGAAGCGGACGCTCGCCCGTTGGCGCTCGGCGAAGTTCCTCGGACGCGCCGACCGGCTGGCGCATGATCCGAGCCTCGCTCGCAAGGGCAAGGGGCTGCTCGAGACGGCGAACGGCGGAGCTGTGCGGATCTTCCTGCTCGCCCTCGTCGCGCATCAGCCGCTTCTGACCGGCGAGCATGTCCGCACCCTGTGCCGCTCTCAGTTCGGCGACACGCTCACCGATCACAAGGGCCGTACCGTGCCGATGCCGCCGGTGAGGACATTCCAGGCTGCGCTGAAGGCGCTCCGGGAGACTGAAACCGTCGCGCTGACCAAGCTGTCGGACCCCGACCGCTATCGCTCGACGATGGCGCCGGCGGGCGTGGGCACCTATCGCTGGGTCACCGAACCGAACATGCTGTGGATGATCGACGCCTCGCCGGTCGACGCACTCTGCGTCGACGGACGCCACGCGATCTATGCCTGCATCGACATCGCGACCCGTCGGACGATCCTCTACGTCAGCCGGACTCCGCGGGCGAGCGCCGTGGCGATGCTGATCCGCAAGGCGATCCTCGCCTGGGGCGCGCCGCAGAAGATCAAGACGGACAACGGCTCGGATTTCGTGGCCGAGGCAACCAAGCGCCTGTTCGCCTCGCTCGAGATCGAGATGGAACTCTCGATCGCCTACACGCCGCAGCAGAAGGGGCACGTCGAGCGCGTCATCGAGACCTTCCAGCACGATTGCGCGCGGCTGCTGCCCGGCTTCATCGGCCACTCGGTCGCCGATCGGAAGCGGATCGAGGATCGCAAGGGTTTCGCCGATCGCCTGCATGAGGATACGGCCGAAGCGTTCGGGGTATCTCTGACGGGATCGGCCTTGCAGGCGCACGTCGACGATTGGATCGACGTCGTCTATTCGCACCGCGCGCACGGCGGTCTCGGAGATCGCACACCCTATCAGGTCGCCGCCGCGTCCGCCGCCGCGAAGGCGACCGTGGACGAGCGCGCGCTCGACATCCTCTTGATGCCGATCGCCGGCTCCGGCGGTATCCGCACCGTCACCAAGTTTGGCGTGCGCGTCGCCGACCATCACTACGTCGTGCACGCCGCCTTGCCCGGCGAGCGGGTTCTGGTGCGCATGGATCCGATGGACGCCGGGCGCGTGATCGTCTTCGACGCCGAGACCGGCCGTCACATCGGCGAGGGGATCTGCCCCGAGTTGGCCGGCATTTCGGCCGCCGAGCTGCTGCGCGCCAAGCGGGAGATCACCGCCGAGCGGATCGCCGAAGCGACCAAGGACGTTCGCCGCGCCATCCGCGACATCGTCACCGGTCCGGCGCTGATCAAGCGAGTGCTGGACGTCAAACGTCGCGACATCCCGAACCTCGTCGCCCTACCCAAGCGCGAGATCGCCCATGAGACGCCGGCGATCCGCGAGGCGCTGAAGGTCGGCCGCGAAGCGGAGCCGGCTCCGATCTCGCAGCGCGCCGCCGAGATCCTGGCGGCCGCTGCCGCCGAAGTCCCGATCGCCGTCGAGACGCGTCCGGCGAACGTCACGCCGCTGCGCGTTCAGGAGACCCGTCAGCAGCGGTTCCGCCGCGCCCTCGATCTCGAGGCGCGGATCGCCACGGGCGAAGACGTTGCGGTCCCCGACGCTGTCTGGCTCGGCGGCTACCAGCAGGGATCCGAGTATCGCTCCATGCGCACCCTCTACGAGGATGGTGGCGAGCAAGTGTTGCGTTGAGTTCGAAAAAGAAACGCCCCGGCGAGCCGGGGCGATGAAGTGAACACGAGGTCACCATGACGATGAAACCCTTGAGCGTCAATACCGGCGGCACCGTCGCCCTCCTGAAGAACGTCGCCGCCTGCATGGCGACGATGGGTCGATTGATGGATCGTGGACCGGGCCGGCCCGGTCTCGGCGTCTTCTACGGTCACAGCGGTTTCGGAAAGACGTACTCGGCGATCTACGTCCAGAACAAGACGCGAGCGGCGCGCGTCGAAGTCGGCGACAGCTGGTCGCGCAAGGTGCTGCTCGAGAAGATGTGTCTCGAGCTCAACGTCGAACCGAAGGGCACGATCGCCCAGCTTGTCGATCGCGTGGTGGAGACGTTGGTCGACGACGACCGCCCGCTGATCATCGACGAGGCCGACAAGCTCTGCGACAAGCACATGATCGAGATGGTGCGCCAGATCCAGGAGGAGAGCGGCGCGCCGGTGCTCCTACTCGGCGAAGAGAAGCTGCCGGCGAAGCTCGCCGAGGTGGAGCGGGTGCACAATCGCGTGCTCGTCTGGGAGCCCGCCCAGCCATGTGATCTCGAGGATGCTCGTGCATTGGCGCGATTGCTGTCGCCGATCGAGATCGCCGACGACCTCCTGGAGCGGATCCGGCGCGAGAGCCAAGGCCGAGCCCGCCGCATCGTGGTCAATCTCGATCTCGTCGTCGAGGCGGCGCGCAATGCCGGCCTGAAATCGATGGCGGCGAGCGACTTCGGCGGAGCCTTCTACACCGGCGCCGCGCCGCGGCCGAGGGGGGCGTGATGGCCGCGATCCTCGCCCTCAAGGTCGATCGGACCCGACCCGTGCGTCGCGGATCCTCCTACATGTGGTCGGTCGTGCGAGACCTGACCGCGGCCGATCGCAGCCGACCGTTCACGGTCGCCGACGTGCTCGGTCAGACCAACGGCACCGAATTGTCGACGGTGCGCCGATGGATGGGCACCCTCGTGCGTGCCGGTCTCGCGGAGCAAGTCGACGGCGGCTATCGCCTGCTACGGCGGCCCGTCCTGCTGCCGCACATCACCAACGACGGTCGGATCGTCTCCCTCGGCCAGGACGCCCTGTGGACCGCGATGCGCGCTCTGAAGGAGTTCACCCCGCGCGAACTCGCGATCGCGGCGGCCACAGAGGAGCGGCCGGTCACCGAATGGACCGCGAAGAGCTACGTCAAGATGCTCTCCGCCGCCGGATATCTCGCCATGGTCGCTACGGCGACCTCGCGACGTCAGGCCCGCTACCGGTTGCGACCGTCGATGAACAGCGGATCGCTGGCGCCGCAGATCTTGCGTGCGAAGCTCGTCTGGGACCCGAACCGGAACGAGGTGGTCGGCGAGACGGAAGCCGAGGAGGTGACCCAATGATCCGGGGACCTCGTTCCGCGACTGCCGCCATCGACTACGTCGCCCGCGCGCATACGGCCTGGGATCCGGCGCCCGATTGGGTCGTCGCCATCGCCGAAGAGGTGGCGGCGACGTCCGTGCGGGAGACCGCCAAGCGCCTCGGTTACTCGCCGTCGGTCGTGCACGAGGTGATCGCGGCGACGTATCGGGGCGATCTCGGTCGCGTCGAGCACATCGCACGCGGCGCGCTGATGGGCGCCACGGTGATCTGTCCGGTGCTCGACGAGATCGGCCGCGATCGCTGCCGGCAAGAACAATCCGCGCCCTTCCGGGCGACGAATTCGACCCGCGCCCATCTGCGGCGCGCCTGCCGCACCTGTCCCAACCGCGAGGTGAAGTCATGAACGTCCGTCACGCGCCGGCGCCGTCGAAGGTGCTCGGCGAGATCCAGATGATGCTGGTCGACGAGCTCGTCGCTCGACCGACCGCGCGGGAGATCGTCATCGATCGTCGCCGGGTCGTCATCCTCCAGGCAGCACTCGGCGAAATCATCGGTCAGATCGAAGTGATCGAGGAGGGCGCCGCGGCCGCCGATCGACTGACGGCGGAGCTGCACGCTTCACGCGCCGAAGTCGACCGGTGGAAGCGCGCGGCGAACACCTATCACAACGCCTGGGCGCGCGAGGTCGATCGAGACGTCGTCCGATCTCTCGCCCTCGCGCGAGGGGGAGACGTCGTCGACCTGACCGAGATCATGCGACGAGAGCGCCGTGCCGGGCAGCCGGAGGCGCCGGAAGGTGGTGCGTCATGATCACGCTCTCCGAAGCTCGCGTCGCCGCGCTGATCGCCGCTCGCGCCGGACGGCTCGTCCTGGTCGGGCGGACGTGGAAGCGACGCGGCGCTCGCAGCCGGCCGTTCGAGGAACGGACGATCGCGCCGATGGTCCGGGCCGGTCTGCTCGCCGACGTCTGCGGCACCCGCGAAATCACCGATGCCGGCCGAGCGCGGCTCGCCGAGCTGGAGGGGCGGCGATGACGACGCCGGTGCTCGACGACGAGATCTGGGCCGGCATCGTCCGGACGCTGGAGACCATCGGTCCGGTGCTCACCGCTCGCCGGCAGGTCGGCGAGACGATCGGAACCGCCGCCGAAGCGCACGCCATCGACCGTCTGGGCCGCCGCCTCGCCGACCTGGAGGACGCCTTCGGTGCCCTCCGAACCACCTACGAACAGCTTTCGAAGGATGCCTGACATGGCCAAACGGACCACCACCAAGACGGCCGGCGCGAACATCGTCGTGCCGCAGACGCGCGAAGAGGCGGCCACCGCGCTCGCCCGTCTCGGCGTCGTCACCCGTCGGATGACGCGGGCGCAGGCCGACCTCAACGACAAGGTCACCAAGCTCAAGGAAGCCGCGGAAGCTGCCGCGATCCCGCTGCAGGAAGAGGCGAGCCGCCTCACCGAAGGGCTCAAGATCTGGGCGGAAGCGAACCGCACCGCGCTCACCGGCGGCGACCGCACCAAGACGGTGAACCTGGGCACCGGTGAGGTCAAGTGGCGGATCCAGCCGCCGCGCGTGACGCTGCGGGGATCGGTCGAGGTGATCATCGACGCCTGCCGCACCCTCGGCCTCGGCCGGTTCGT